CGCCCGTACATTCATACGCTGGCCATTTCCTTCTCTGTCTGGGTTCGCACGGTTGTTTGTGCCGCGCGTAAGAGCCGGGTCTGTGTATCCCGGTTTTCCAACCGCATACGGCTGCTTCACAAAGTAACCAGCTGTGCCAATCTGCAGAGTGTCGCCCGTGCGCTCGCCAGTCTCGTCACGAATTGTCAGACGGCGCGTCTTAATCTGGTCCGGACGACCCTCGGCCGCCGTAAGAGCACCACCCTGGCCCTGGCCACGCGTCTGCGCCGGGTCACGGTGCCACGCCTTGGTGTCCTTTGCCTGATGCGTAATGGCTGGCGCCACTGGGCCACCCCCCTTGACAAATGCGTTCGCCGGCCCGCCAAAGGTACCACCCAGAGTCGTCAGACGCTCCTCATTGATGTTGGCCGGCAGAACACGGAAGAACTGGTGGAAACCACCCGCCGCCGGAACGCTAGCTCCGACACCGAGACCGGGGCCAACATACTGGCGCTCGATGGACGCAAGGTTATTCATCTTGCCCGAAACACCCTGGCGGCTGTACAGGTCGTACACAGGCTGACCGTACGGCTGCTTCGTTCCGTTCGGCGTCATGTCATTAAAAGAAGAAACCTCCTGCTTGGGCGTCAGACGGAAATCGTTAAACTGACGACCCGTGTTCGAAAAGATGTTCTTAGGGTCCAGAGGAGCGTCCTGCTGAGCAAAGTTACGATTCTCGATTTCAATTTTTTTGGTCGGGTTCATCATAATCATCTGGTCTGTGGTTAGTGGGGTGTCTTTCTTGTCACTCAGACGCTGCCCAGCAAACACAAGACCTACAACTGCAGCGAGTGCAAGTGGGTCCATATTATTATATAAAAACTTTTAAATTTCCGTACTCACGGGGTCCTATTCCTAGCGGGTGTTGTTCGGGATGGGCTTTCCGTACCGCTGGATGAAGCGGTTATTCTGGTCATTGCTGTATGTGCTCAGAGGGTCAGGGCTCCAGTACCGAACAGGCAGGTTGATGTACAGGTTGGGGAAGTCGTACGGCTTGTCGGCCCATGTGCCGTTAAAGGCCATTGTGCTCTGGGGGCGGAGCATGTCATCCGACTCGACCATCTCAGTCAGAAGACGGGTCATATAAACATCCTGCTGGATGTTTCGCATCCCTGGCTGCAGATTGTTTGGCATTATTATTAATAGTGAATATTTATTTAACGACCCTTACTACCGTTGCCACCACGCATCTGAACTTGCTCCGGGAAGTGCGTGCGGCCCATGAAACCCTCGTCAGCGCCGCACATCCACGGCCCGCTGTCATCCTTGCACTGTGGCGAGAATGGCACACCGTAGGCCGCCTGAGCAAACGCCGTCTGGTCGTTAGGAATCAGACCATTGTTCGGGGCTGTGTAGAAACGGCTGGACGCATCGTACTGCCACAACTTACCACGGTCCTTGCCCAAGTCCTGGTCGAACGGGTGGATTTTCGACCACACATTCTTCACCTGGTTCGCGACACTGGGGTACCACGCCGCCGGTGGCCGGTCCGGCTGGTCCTTGATGTCCGTCAGAAGTGCGTTGCCCATGGGGTTGTTGAGCGTCGGCATCTGGACAGGGCCGCCGAGCATACCAGTCGGCCGAGCATCGCTGTAGGCTGGTCGAACGCTGTCCATACCGCGAATCATCTGGTTGCGGTACATGTAAAACAGGACGCCGATAACCAGTGCACCGAGTGCAAAGACGCGAACATCCCGCTGGATAAGGTAGACGATGCAGGTGGCGTAAATCACGAAACGTGCAGTCGCCTGTGCGCGCTCAGTCGAAGTCTGGCTCGCATTCGGCCAGAACTGCAGAAGCTTGTCTGAACGGAAAATTTCTTTTGGGTCCATATCTACTATTTTTAAACATATTTATTTTTTACGCTGTCCGGGCTTCTTCTTCTTGGGTGCACCTGGAGCTACTGGGGGGCGAGCTCCCATGCCACCCAGTGCCAGCGGGCTCATGGCACCACCGCTACCCATCAGCGAGCTGAACAGAGTCGACATCGCCGACATGTCGAACGACCCAGACTCTTGCATATTCTCGGCACACTTCTCAGCGACGCTCTCAATCATCGAAAGCGTCTCTGGAGGGAACATGGTGATGGTCGTGCCCAGAATGTACAGCGTCTGCAGGTACTGCCAGACGGCCGCACGCGTCTGCTCGCTCACCTCGGGCGTCACCCACAACTTTTCAATATTCATGTCACTCAGCAACGAGATATTCTTTGCATCGTCCGTGAAGAAAGAAGGGTCCTTGGCCATCAACTTCTCGGCATACGGCTTCACCGAATCCATGTAGGTGTCAAGTGCCATACGTGGCGTCGTCTGGCGCGCCACCTTGAACTTCATCTTGTACTCATAAATGGTCTCGTCCTCCGGGAAAGTTAGCACGAGCTCATCAAGAAACTGCCCCATCATGTCATTGAAGCTGGACACGGTTGACATACTGTACTGTCTTGTACTGTTTAACAAACTTTAAGTGAAGTGATGCTGGAGAAATGCCAACAATCCTATTATTGTATCCAAAAGTAGCACCTTCCACGCATGCTCCTTCACACCCCTGAAAGCCAGCACCGCAAACAGACCATACATGAATGCGTGTAGCGGCCGGAGGTCGTTCCACCAGATGGCCTGACCACCCGTCTCGACCCCCGTCTTACGCCAGCCGTTCACGTAAATCACGGTGAATCCGATTGAAACACCCAAAGCAAAGAGACCGAGCCACGGGAGCAGCGCAGGGAAGCGGTAGGCCAGATACGTGAGGCCGAAGCGAGCACCCATACACCCGATGAGGAACATCAGCATCCGCTTCAGCTCCATCTTACTGTAGACCTAGAAAGGTTCTGCGACCAGCGACTCTCGGTGGGCGTTGCCCTGGTGCACGATAAAGTAAACCAGGATGCCGACCAGGAGGGCTGGCTTGGCAAACTCCGAGTTCTGGGTCACCTTCTGACCATTCATGCGAGCCTTCAGGTAGACATAGGCGACCGTCACACCCGCCGCGATACCGGCTGCCATGATTGGATTGCGGAAGGTATGGTCATCAATCATTTAATAAATGTTTTTATTAAAAAAATCGAGTCTGGACGAATTGAGTAATTGTCATGTCGGTCGGCTCTTCCAAAATTATTTCTTTATAAATTTTTATTGGATTTGTTCCTTGAAGAGCAAGACTGCCAGTATAGGCCGCGACCAAACCCAACATGTGTACCGGGTTACTCTCGTGCGAAACATACACCATAGGAATTATATGTAAAATAATTCTAAAAAATAAAAATAATGGGTTGACAGGGCCACGGTATGTCATTATATACAACTGCCCGACAACCGTCGCAATCAGACTCAGAATAAATAAATTAAAAACTTTTAAATTTATGGAAAGGATGAGCCAATATGTAAACACCTGGTACCACTTAATCATATATATGTTTTATAAAATTTTGCAAGAATAATTGTACCAGTGACAATCACCTGACAGATGGAAATTATAAAAATTAATTTTTCCTGTTTACCCATACAGTCACACTGTTTCTTGCGCATATCTACAATATAACTGAGGGTCACGGCGGCAGACACGGCCGTCAACAGGAACATAAGTCCCAAAAGCCAATACTTCCGGTACACTATGGCTATGATGTTGAGCAGGATGGCCAAATAATAATAATTTTCTAAAACAATTTTTCGATTATCTTTGGCACAGTCACAGCCTCGTAGACCCTGGACCCATTGGAGTGCCCCTATGAGCAAAAATATTCCGATAATATTCAAAAGAATCATTCCTTAGCATCATCAAACAAATTTTCCTTGTGCACTTGTGGTGGGGCGAGCGACGGTGTGACCGCGACCGTCTTGGTACCGCCAGGTGTCTCGGCCGGGTGGTTGACAGAACCGGCCGGTGCAAGCTCACCCTCCATAGGCTCCTCCTCCATAGGCTGTCCTTCTGGCGCCATGGGCGCGCCCTCCGGTACTGGATTCTCACCGAGTGGGTCCAAGGGGTCGTCTGTCAGTGGCGGACCCTCGTTATTCTCGTCCTCCTCACCCCCCTCATCAATGTCCAGGTTGTTCTCGTCAGGCATGATGATATACGTCTTTAGAATCTCCTCGGTCGGCACGAGGGTATCGATGGTGTCCCGGATGCACTTGGTGAACCGCTTGTTCAGCACCTCGTTGCGCTGCGACACGGGCATCTCGTCACTGATGACGTACGGGTCGTCGTAGATGTCCTTGGCCGCGTTGATATAGGCTGTGTGCACGAAGATGTCATTGCCGGGCAGCTTCAGAGAAATCTTTTTGCTCTTGGGGTCGATGCGAATCGCGCTGAGAATCTTGACGTGGCAGACAAACACGGCCGCCATCAGGTTCGGGAAGAGCGAATTGTTCTTGACAATATCCTCGACGTGCTTCTTCACCTTTGTGTTTGACCAGCTGTGCTTCACCTCGCGCAAGAGCTCCTGGTAGGTTTGCAGGGTCCGCCGGCCCTTCGCCTTCATTTTCGCCTCGAGCCAAATTTCCCAAAATGTGTCAATCATCACGGGAAGCATAGCGTCACAGAGCTTGTTAGTGTACTTGCGCTCAGCCTCGACCAAGACATCCATTACTTTTTTGTTTTATTTTTGTTTGCAGATTGAATCGCGCTGGCAACTTTTTCTCTTTGAATATATAAATGGACCCACTGATTCTGATTGCGGTCATTGCCGCCGTGATACTCTTCCTTCTGTACGTGACAGGCCGTGTGCAGATTGGCCGCAAGCGCCAGGAGCGCCCCGGCTACATGTGGCGGCCTGTGCCCACTCCAGACTGCCTGTACCCGACGCCCCAGGGTCTGTGCAAGCAGCCATATCATCTTGAGGTATAGGAGATGACCCTTGCGGAGGCCCGTCGCATCTGGGGACCGGACATTCCTGATGATATACTCAGAGAGTGGGTCGACAGTGTCAACGAGCGACGAAAAGTGTGCCATCTGGATACAGAACCCAAGGGCGAGACCATTGAACTTAAAGATATGTTGACATAGATATTTATGGAAAGAGACTATCTTGAGCTAGGTATATTTATGAATTCATTGGAAATGTATGACAAACAGCATCAGACTCGGTCTCTCAAGGAATTCCGTCAGTTTGTACTTGATATGTTTGATAAGAAAGGTCCCAAATATATGGTTGAAGTTTTCAGGTTGTACATGAAAACACACCAACTTGAGGACAAGTGGGATGTCACAGCCGCGGGTTGACTCCCCGAATCATGTTTGCAGTCTTTTGGAGGTTGACCAGTGACGGCAGGATATCATCCCCGTGGTCAATAATTTCTGTTTGTTTTTTAGTATCCTTGACAAACCATGTCACCTCGAGGTCAATCAGGCCTTGGCGGTACACCTGGTAGCCCAGATTCTCCAGCTGGCGCGTTATGTAGGTGACCGCCTGGGTCACATCGAAGGGCGGGTAGCCCAGCATAAACGGCGGGACGGTCAATCGAGCGCTCCGTTGGTTCTTTATGGATGCCGCGCGAATCTTACGGCAAAGCTGTTCCAGAATCGCGCGGTATGTTTCTTTTCGTACATTTTTCCGTGTACGCTCCATCGCAGCCACCTCTTTGGCTGTCAACATCCCTAGTACTATTTAATTTAAAAAGGAGTCTGAAAACCCGCTGGCCGCTTGGACATGGCCAGGTAATCGGTCAGCTGCTGGTCAAAGTTGCCACGGATATCGTTATAGTCCTGGTAGTCAGGGCCCTTGTATGCCAGGAGGCTCGAGGTTGGGTCAGGGGTTGAGACGGGTGTCATGGACACGATGGTCGCCTTGCCGCTCTCGACGCTGCACTGCACGTCAATCTGGTTGCCGCTGTACTTGAACTTGTCGTAGAACAGGAAGCGACTGTTGAACAGCGAAGCACCCTGCTCGTTCACCACAGGGTTGACGTAGACCGTGTCGACCGGGACCCACCCCGGCTGTTTCTCCTGGACGGCGCCAATAATCAGGGATATCACGTCACGGTCGACTGGTACAGGGGCGATTTGTAGAGGCTCCTGGGTCATGTCCGACTTCTTTTGGACAACCAGGAATAGGAGGGATGCCGCCAGCAGTATGATGACAACTCGGTCCATTATTATCACGCGTCAAAAAAAATTTCACAAAAGAAATATTAATAGTAATATGGCACTCCTTGTCTACAGTGACAAGTGCAACTTTTGCGTGGAGACTCTCAACTATATCAAGACCCAGCCTGAACTGCTACAGATTCTTCGGTTCCACAACGTGTCCACCAATGGCATCCCTTCCCAGCGTATCACGCGTGTGCCGACGCTGGTCACCAACGAGGGTAAGCTGTATGTTGGTAGCGAGGTGCGCACCTGGCTCGAGTCCATGGTACCCATGGACATTGTGTCGTTCAGCATCGACGGGTTCTCAATCACTAATCTGGACGAGTCTGAGGAGCCAGGTGACCTGTTCGATATTGGCATGTACGGCGTGCCGCTGCAGCCCGTGCTCACCCCTGAACTCAGCAATAAAATTAATAGAAAAGTGAACGATGCTATTAGCGAAATGAATACGAGATAAGGATGTACGTCCAAACTTTTGCAAGGATGCATCTCAAGACCATACAGGCGAATGCCATACGGTCAGTCTTTGAGGTGCTCAAGGATATCATCAACGATGTGAATGTGTACTTTCGGCCCGACGGAATCACCATCCTGACGCTGGATAATGCCCGCGTGACGCTGGTCCACATGCACCTCGGAGCTGAAAACTTTGAAGAGTACGAGTGCGCGACGGAGATTGTGGCTGGCCTGAACATCACCAACACGCACAAGCTGCTCAAGTCGATGAGCAACAACGACACGCTCACTATTGACATTGCAGACCGAGACTATATGCAGCTCATCATAGAGAATGTCGCCAAGAAGTCGAGCACGACCTATAGCCTCAAGCTGCTCGACATCAACGAGGATGAGCTGGACGTGCCCGAGATTGATATGGATGTCATCACAACCATGTCCTCGGTCGACTTTCAGCGCATCACGCGCGATATGAATAATTTGGCGTCCGAAATTAACATCATACGCGAGGGCCATACGCTCGAGCTCAGCTGCCTCGGCGACTTTGCCAACCAGAAGACAGTCATCGAGTATAGCGACGAGCAGGTTAAGCGTACCGGTAACGTTTTCAGCCTCAAGTACATCAACCTGTTCACCAAGGCGACCGGCATGTGCAGCAGCGTCCAACTCATGCAGGACTCGACCCAAGAAAATATGCCAATTATTTTCCGGTACACAATCGCAAATCTTGGAGAAATTAAGTTCTATCTTGCACCAAAAGTTGAATAGTTAAACAATTTATTAGTTTAATAAATTATGGAGGCGCACTATAACGAGCGACTGAAAGAGCTGTCCGTACCGGGTAAGGAAACTGAGCTGTATGACTACATGCTTCTTTGTATGCCTCTGATAAAGGAGTATAATGAGGAGGTGACCGAGGAGGTGACAGAATCCAAGGCTGTCGCGTCCATGAAGATAACTTCACGCAAAGGTGTTCAGAGAAAAGATATTTATAAAAAATATTTGGAGGTGGTTGAGGATGAGCATGGCGATGTTAAAATGGATCCGAACACGACCCTGAGACGCCCGTGTTTAGGCTGTGGTGCTCGGTACACAAAAGTACACGACCCCGTGACGAGCGAAGATATCTGCACGGAGTGTGGTACGGCCGAATATGTCCAATGTGACGAGGTGGGGTTCAAGGAGGAGCAGGATATCGAAAAGAATGTCGTCTATTCGTACCGGCGCGAGAATCATTTTAACGAATGGGTCAGTCAGTTCCAAGCAAAAGAGACGACCAGTGTGCCACCTGAACTCATAGAGACGCTACGCCAGGAGTTCAAGAAACAAAAAATAAAAGAATTGACAGAAATTACACATGAGAAAGTCAGAGGTTTACTAAAAAAATTAAACAAAAATAAATATTACGAACACGTACCTTACATCACGACGATTCTCAACGGGATACAACCTCCAACCATGCCCCAATCACTAGAAGAAAAACTGAGGCTTATGTTTTACCAGGTTCAGAAACCCTTTGAGAAGCATCGGCCCCCGGGGCGCAAAAACTTCCTAAGTTATTCTTACATCCTGTACAAGTTCTGCGAACTGCTCGGTGAGGATGACTACCTACCATGCTTCCCCTTGCTCAAGTCCAAAGAGAAACTGTATAATCAAGATAAAATGTGGAAAAGTATTTGCAAAGAATTGCAATGGGAATACATCAAGACCTAACCGCGAAGGCTCTGCGAAGGCGAAGCCTTCTTTTCTTTCAAGAGAAGGAGGGCCGAAGGCCCTCAGCGAAGCCTTCCTTTCTTACAGGGAAATAGGGCCTTCGGCCCTAGCGAAAGAAATTGGCACCCTTAGGGTCCTTGATATAGAAATAAAAATTACCAGTCTTCAGTTTGTGCTTGTCATCCTTGAAACCAGCCAGCTCAAACGAATGCTGGGTGACATCCGCATAGTAGCTTAGCGTCGAACGCAGTAAGAACCAGCTCATGAAAAAAAATATCAGGAAAAATGCGATATTTGTTGTTTTCATTACTTACTTCATAGAATTAAAATAAAAGTAGTAGTTGCCGCCAGACTTCTTGGCCATCATACCCGCCTTCTTGCGACGACCCGCTCTCTTAATCTTGCCCATAACACCCTGGCGCGACTTGACGAATTTGTCGACGCTGCCCGCCTTCTGCATGTCACTTATAGCCTTCTGGTACATCTGGACGCGGGTAGCGTCTGGGATGTTCTCCTCACCTTGGAAGGTTGACGTGGTCTTTTTGGCCATCAGGTCATTCACCTTCTTCTGGTAGGCTGCCACAAAGTCGTTCACATTTCCGTACTTCTTTGCGTCAGCCATCTGCTCCTTGTATATCAGCTGCTGCGTCCGCTTGCTCTTCATCCACCCTGTAAGCCACTTCATCTTGGACTTTTCGATGCCACTGACCAGCTTGTTGTACTGTGCGACAATCTGGGGCACCTGCTGGTTCTTCTTGTCGTTTGCCCAGCGGAGAGCTGACGTGTACACGGCGCGCGCCACACTCATCTTGGGCTTGGCGTCACGGGCCGCCTTTATTTTAGCGACCGCATCAGCCTTGCTGGTGGCGGCCGACACGACATTCATGGCACCCTTCCACTCGGCGATGCGCATGTTGTACCAAGCGGCCGACTTGGGCTTGCGCATAGACTTCTTGAAAAGACTGTCACGACGCTTCGTGACCATCCACAGCACCGTGAGTAGGAGTCCTATGATTGCTAGCCGAACTAGCATTTATATACTCCAAGAAATTTTGTTCAATTTTTCCTGGAACTCGCGGTTTTCACCCACGCCCGGTACGACAAAAGTCTTCCCCCTGATGGCCGCCAGTTCAGGTCCGCTCAGTGTCAGGCTGTGCAACACAAAGTCCTCGAACGCCTCGCACGCCAGAGGTACCACCGGCTTGATGAGCTCGTAGACTTGCTTCGCTAATACCTGAATCTCCGGCTGGGCGTGACTGTCCATGCGCAGCTTCAAAAAGTGAAACAAATTATGTAAATTAATTTTCCAGAAAAACTCTGTCATCGTACTGACTGGGAGGTGCGTCCGGGCCAGCTCACGCGAGCACCCATGCTTCAACAGGTCGTCGTACACGTGGAACGCCATGTCACACGACGCCTTTTGCTTGAGGATGAGCAGCTCGTCACCTGACATCTCCTCCTCTGACCCCTGCTTGTTTGTACCGGACTGAGACCGCAGGTGCTCTGGCAGGAAAAACTCATCCTCGAGGACAGAGTACCGGGCGGACATCTCGTTCACAGAGGCTGTCCGGTGGCGCATCCACTGCCTAGCCACAAAAATTGGAGCCTTGATATGGAACTTGAACTCGACCATCTCGAACGGGGTGGTGTGCTTGTGGCGCATGAGGTACCGGATGAGCGCCCGCGTATCACTCACAGCCTTGGTACCCTTGGCATATGAGACACGAGCAGCCTCCACGATGGACTCGTCACACCCCATGTGGTCCACAAGCCGTGCCATTAAAAATATTTATAATTATTTTTTTATCTGACCCGTAGGGTCAACCTTAGAGACTGGCATATAGTTTACCAAGAGGTGTCAGGGGTGGCAGGGTGGTCGGGAAGTGCTGATATGAGGCGAACAGGGTTGACTGATTCATCACGTCCGGGTTGGACGGTCCCATGACCGAGTCTGGTGTGCCCGTGAGCGGGAACATACTATTTGGATAGTTCAGACGTGGGTCCGACAGCAAAAAGCGCTCTTTCCAGCTAAAGCGCTCGACGAATGGCATCGCCTCCATACCCTGTACAGTCGCCTTCATAAACGCCCCCGTTGAGTTTGTAGCGATGTTTGCATCCGTCGGAATCGACCAGTCATATCCGGGTGCGTGTGTGGTCACACCAGCGGCGCTCGTGGTTGCGGACCAGTCAGCACATGAATACTCTGTAATCCATAGAGGCAAATTGTACTTGGTGTTGACGGCCGTCAGGTAGTTTAGAAAGCTGGTCGGTTTAGGTGGACCATACCAGTGAATCGTGATAAAGTCCGGGAAGCGCGGATTCGGTGTTTGAGAAATACGTAACAAAAAGTTGTCCAGCCAAATTCCAGGGTCGAGCACCACATGATTCACAGACGCTGGATTGTTGCTGATGTTGACCGTCTGTGGCGCAGTGATACCTGCAATCGGCACTACGTTCTGAGCAGATGGACCCGACGCCGGGTGGACCAAGCTGCCGTACATGACCGGGCTGCCGATGCGACAACCTGAACGAGTAGCAGATGCTACAATGTTCGGCCAGAAGTTTGCAGAGTCGGTCGTTGTCATATTACCCTGCGCATTCGCGTTGATACCGTCCGGCTCGTTGTACGCCAGGATGACATTATCGGTCGTGGATGCAGGCAGTGCCTTTATTGTCTGAAGAGTGCACAGCGCGTTCACCGTGGCGGGAGGGGTGGCTGATGGCGCACACCCAGCAGGCGCTTTAGGAGCCTTGGAAATGTTCCAGAACATGGGAGAGAACAAGAGCCCGGGTGGTGCCGGGGAGGGTGGCGTCGAGCCCCACGTGTAATACCAACCAAGGTTCAGTGACGCAATCTTTGCAGCCGCAGACGGGTCGCGGTTACCAGCCACAAAGCCCTTTTTAGCCGAGCTGCCCGTCTTTACCACAGGCGAAACAGAAGGTATCGGAACTGTCTGAGCGACCGATGTGTCCGCCGGAGCATTTATAGGTGCTACCGCAAGGTGGTTGGCGTTTGGCGCTGGTGGAACCTCTACACTTGCGACAGAGGCGGCTGCCGAAGCAGCCTGAGCCGGAGTACGAGCCGGTGGTGTGTGCACCGGGGGAGCTGACGTAGGTCTCGTAGGAGCAGAGTTTACAGGAGCAGCCCCCGGTGGATTTATCAAACCATTGAGGAGAGCCGCCCCGGCAATTGGGTCGAGTTTTGCTACAGCCGCTTTTAGCCTTGATTTTTCAGCTTCCAGTTTTGCTCTAGAGGCATTTGGAGCAGGGCCACTGTACAGAGGGCTGTTGTCGGTGCTCATAGGACCACCCGCTCCCGTGATGCTCGTCATCGGCTTGAGCCCAGAGATGTTAGTGTACCGGAGAGAGTCCGGGGCTGGCTCTGTGGCTGGCTTTATCTGTTTCTGCTTGAGCACGAAAGGTTTGGCTGGCTGGCCGAACATATTTGTATCCGGGAACGCCATACTCGGATTTGATGCAAGAGGTAGACCCATATTG